ACACGACGCCGACGTGTTGTATCCGAAATTTGGATAAGTCTCGGAGTTCACAAGACTTTTTGAGTTGCAGGGGTGACCCTCATAACCTGAAGGTCGTAGGTTCAAATCCTACTCCCGCAACCAAAATCTCCAACCTTTCCAAATGGTTGGAACCCGACAAAAACACTTGTGTATGGCCCGCGCAAAAACGAGTCAACACTGAGTCAACGTTTTGGAAGTCCCCCTGAAAAGTGGGGGCTTTTTGCGTTCTGGCACGATCCGCAGCAGCGTCGCATCCGCCACCGTTGAAACCGTCTCCAGCCACTGGTATATGACTCAGTCATACCATTGAGGCGCAGATGACCGTCAAAACCACCCTCAGCTTCACCGACCGCCATCACCACTTCCTCTCAGAGAAGGTGGGACAGGGCGTGTTCGCGACCCAGAGCGCTGCTGTGGCGGCCGCACTGGAACAGATGATGCAGGATGAGCAAGAACGGGACGTGGCTCTCTCCGCCCTCACGAACGAAATCCGCGCCCGGATGGAAACGCCCCGTTCGGCGTTTATCGACCAGGATGACGCGTTCGCTGCCGCCCATGTCACTATCGGGACAGCGCGGGGCGCGTGAATTACCGCATCCGGTTCCATCCTCTCGTCGCCCGTGACCTTGATGCCATCGCGCGCTGGATGCTCGACTATGCCGGGCCCAATGCGGCCGACCGAAAGCTGGTCGAGATCGAAGCGGCCATCGCCACGCTGAAGGTCACACCGCACAAAGGAAGCCTCCGCGATGAAATCGCCCCTGGTCTGCGCGCCATCCCGGCAGGCCGGAAAGCCGTGATCGCTTTTGCGGTTGATGATGACCAAAGGGAAGTTCTGATTTACGCTGTCACCTATGGCGGTGCCGATTGGGCCATGCGAAGCAGCGCGCGCAGCCGGTGACAGTCTCGGCCCATTGCGGACCTTCGCCGACGCTCGCATCGCTGCGGTGCAGCTTCCCTAAAGCAGACATTAGTCAACTTCCCTTCGCCAGATTGCGGCGGAATTAAATGAACGCGGGATCAAAATCGCACGGGGTAGCAAAGAGTACACGACCACCGCTCGGAAGATAATTACCGATTGCCCGGATTCCAGATACGGATAATCGCAATAGACTCGAGAATGCAGAGCAAAGCGTTGACCTTCTAAAAGACAACCTGACAGCCTAAGAAGCCGCAATTAATGCAACTAACCGCATATGCTGTTTCAATCAGTCTGCATCCGTCAAATTGCCGAAGCAGCTATCGCCATCACGTGCACGGGTGAACACGCGACGATTGGTATCATTGGGACCGGTCCGCTCCTCGAATGCGACGGACAGAAAATCGTAGTGCAGCTCGGAATAGCTACCCTCACGCCTCAACATCTCATCTGCGACTACGCTGACGCACAGTTCCAGCGATGCGCGATCCAGCTCGGTATCGCTGACCGCATCGAGCGAGGTGCCCCAATCATAGGTCATTTCCAGCCCCAACCCGTCCATGCGGGGATCCACCACGGTTTGGGCATGTAGCAGAATTGGCGCGCCACCGGACGGCAAAGTTGGCCTTTCAGGTGTCACGGTCCAAATCGCACTGCATGTTCCATCATCCTTGATCGTGTAGTCATTGCGATGAAACCGTGTGACGGTGAATTCCAAGTCTTCTTGCGTGTCTGGCGTCCAATCCCAGCGGACTGCAAAATTACTGGCATCGTTCTGGACCATGACGTCGGCATTCAATGCGGCATAATGGTTACAGATCGCGCGATGCGTCCGGCCCACATCTGCCGGTGGAACGGGGCCGTAAGGTTCGGGATTGTAGAGTGGAACCAAACTGAGGATCAGGGTGCCGACGCCAGTCGCGGCCTCACGCTCTAAGGTGAAACCGGTGATTTCAGCCGACTGGCCGGGACCGATTTGGATCACATTCTGCGCGGATGCAGCAATTGGTGCTGCGATCAGTAATATTGTCAGGAGCAGCTTCATATCGCGTCTTTCGTTTAGTGCCCGCGCCAATCTAGGGTTGATGAGGCGCCCGCCTAGATGTCACATCCCGACAGGTAGTAGGGCTTCTTCTTGAACAGTTCCGGGTAGAGATTGTGCCAATCCTTCATCGCCTGCAAGGGCGTTCTGCTGCCCAGTGCTGATTGCGGGAGTTGCTGGCTGTCGGGCCAGACGTAGTGATGCAGCGTCGTCTCAAGTTGTTCGGCGGATCGGAAGTGGTGGCTTTGCATTGCCTCCTCGAAGCGGTCAGCAAGAACGCCCCTGCATCATCGCTGCTCTGAATGTCCGCTCGGACCTTCGGGGTCGTCGTGGCTTGCTTATGAAGAGAAATCAGCATGGTCGCACACTGTCTCGAACGTTCCTCAGAACCGACCTTGCCATGCAAGGGGCAGATCGCCGAGGGTCTATGTGATCATCCGGGATGGACCATCTTAGACGCGAAGAAGGGGAAGAATGCCGTATAATACTTGCCTCTGTAGATAACGCGGGAGCTGAAGCACGCCAACGCAGGGCAGAATAATGTAAGGATTTAGCTTGTCCTGCTCGCATTCTGGGCTGTGCATACAGCACTGAGGGTCGAAAAGCGCTTGACCAGTAAATGAATTCTGCCAATTTTGACGATAGATTCCGTGCCTAGTCGAGAGAGACCGATGAATAGTATAGCAACGCGCGCCTTCGCATTCGTGCTGGTAACAAGCTCGCCTGCCATAGCCCAACAGGGACCGATGCCAGCGACCGAGGTAATACCGGACGCTTGGGTGCAAGCGCTCAATGGAGAACGCATCCACACTCTATACGATGGTATCGGCAACGATTTCCTATTTGAGCTGCAAGACCGCGATGTGGGCAACCTCTTTAGCTACGGCCTACCGCCGCCCGATCGCACCCTATTGAATGCCGATTTGGTGGTTGTGGTCAAAGAAGATTGGTCTGCCGCTAAAACATTCTGGCAAGGGGTCGGGGTACAGCCGCTGGTGGATGGTGTGTCGCCCTACGTCGACTTAGGCAACGGTTCCCCAAATGTAGTGATGACGCAGCTGACATCCCTACAAGGGCAAAGCGTCCGCGTCTATACGTTCGTGCGCTCAATCTTAGGGGAAGTTCAGGAAGAGCGTTGCATGGCACGTCTGGTAGTTAACGAAACCTATCTTGGGCCCCAATACAGCGATTTCAACGCTTTCACTTGCTCGCAGGCATTAAGATAGGGGCGCCAGACTGGTTTGATAAACAGCGGCTCAATACACCGTGTGACCACTTAAATAGAATTACAGAATACACTTACGGAATATTTATAGCTTTCAATCGATGGAACTGAAAATTCAGGGAGTTTGGTGAACAACCAGCCCGCCCTGAACGATAAAGCAACAGGCCAAAGATGGTTGATTGCGCCACAAAGCGATAGAAATATTTGTCTTGGGGCAATCCTTGCAAAGAATACTAACATAAAGGGAAAAATAATGCGGGTTATTTCAACAACGGTACTGGTCTTGGGGCTAGCGTTACCTGTCGTCATGCCGAAGGCCGCTGCGGCGCAGACCTATACGCTAGACGAATATCTTGGTTTCATCGTGTTCGACTGCGCGCTGCCGGGAACAGAGGATTTTGACGTGCAGGACGCCCGTGATTCAGCTGTCGAAAACCTGGGTTTTGAACAAATTGAGATTGATGACGGTACCATCCGTTTTATTAATGCCGACGGGTCGCGGTTCTCCACCACGGAATACGAGGGGGCGGCGCCGTCTTGCCGTATCACGATACCACAAGCGGTAGCTGCACTAGCGGAAGACGAATGGTATCCATATGATATATTGCTTGGTAACTTTGACCGCATCCATGACGACGTCGAATATTACGAAGGCATCGCGGGTGGCATCACGTATGGCATGCGTGCGGAATGGGGATACCGCATCAGCGCAACGCTGATCGAACTCGACACCGGCGATCTGCAATTTTTTTCCACTACGCTACCACCAGAGTGATTACGGCTGCGGATGCGGATTTTTGAAGCAGGCAAATGTCTGGTCTCGGCGAGCAAACGCGTTTTATCTTGGCCTGCAGCGAAGGTCCGGTTTCCGCCCTTCCTGCAGATAGTACGCACTGGCTTGCGGCGGAGCATTTCCATTCCTTTCAGTCGAAAGGCGCTCTCTTGCCTATAGTTCACCTGCAGGCCCGCACCTGATCGCGCAGGACTGCATAGTCGCTGAGCATTCGCACGACGACCGCACCCTCCGGCAGGGCAGCCACTTCGGCTGCGGCGTGCGCTTGGTCGGCGGTGCTGTAAGGCACCACGGGCGGACATGGCGCCCGCGCGTCAGAACTGCCCGTCGCGCAGGCGCTGAGCCAGAGCATCGCGATCAGAAGGGCGGCGACTGGCGGCCTCGAGCATCTGGCGCTGAATTTCATGGATCTTCTCCGATGTTTGCAAGCGCTCCACCAGCCGCCCGGCGCGTTCACCGGCGCGGCGGAGGTTCAGCAGGAACAGGGCGATGGTGCTGGCGGCCAAAAGCAGGCCCAGCGCCTTGCGCGCCAGGCCGCTGGCGAGGATCGCTGTTATCCAGCCCATCACCTCTGGCCTCGCTTCCAGTCGTCAATCCGAGCGTGGATGGCGACGATGATACCAATCAGCGCCACGCCGATGAACACCCAGCGCAGGGTGTCGAGATAGGGCACCAGCGGCAGGATGGCGGATTGCGTCTCTGCCAGAACGTCCTGCGCGACCTCCACACCCGCCGCGCCGATGGTCGCCACCCCGGCTGCCCCGCTGCCTTTCAGGGTGCGGCTGTCGGTCAAGACCTCGCGGGTGGGCGGCACCTCCGCCACGAAGGGCGTGGCGCGGACCGGGAACGGCTCGCCCCAGGACCGCGCGGGTCCGAGGTCGATATGCATGAAGCCGGAGCGGGGATAGGTGCCGAATCCGAGGAACCCCACCGCGCGGGCGGCCTCTGCGAAACTGGCCGGGTCGTGGTTCGACATGGCGATGTCGAACGCGGTGCCCAGCATGTGCTTGGAGGCAGGCGCACCGCCCACAGCGCGGTTGTGGGCCGGGCTGCGATAGCCTGAACGCACGATCAGCGGCTTGCCAAGCCGGTTGCGCAGAGACTGCAGCGTGTCCATCGCTTCGGTGTTGATCTTGATCGCACCCGTCCCGCGGCAGGCGATCTCGGCCGGGGAGAAACGGGGCCAGCGCCAAGCGCTCTCGGGCACGTCGCTGAAATGGGCGTAGGTCTTGGTTGGCATATCGGTCTCCAGAAATGAGTTTCCGGCCCCTCGCGGAGGCTCGGTGCGTTCGTCGCTCGGAAAGGTCCACTGGACCTTCCCGTCTGCCTGTCAGGCAGAGCACGGCTCACCCCGCCTCTGGGGCGGGTCGGTTGGGTCGGCGTCGTGATGGGATATCGGTCAGTCGATACGGCCGCGCTGGAAGGCTTCGAACATCAGGTTGCGCATGGCGCGGATGTCGGTCTCGATCCGCGCCAGCCGGTCGGCATCGCCCTTGCGGTCCTCGGATCGCTGGCGATCGACGCGGTCGCGCTCGGCCAGGAGTTCGCGGTCCAGCCGCGACAGCATCGCGTCATTGGTGAATGCCCTGCGCGAAACGGCGGCCAGCAGGGCGATGGTGCCGCCGATCAGCGCCGTGATGGCTGCGGTGATGCCGTGATCGCGCAAGGCTGCGGCGACCTCCTGCGCGAGGGAGGTACGTTCTGTCATGGTGATGTCCTTAGATGATCGATCCTGATGCGCCTGCGAAACGGCGGCTGGTAAGGGCCGTTCAGCCGATCTTGCAGCCCCAGAAGGACGTGTGGTTGGCCGCGAAGTAGCCGTCCTGCGCGCGGAAATAGCCCTGCAGCTCGACGGTATCGCCCGCACTCAGCGGCACCATGGTCTGCAGCCAGATCGCGGTGGCCAGCGAGACATGGGTGGCCGAGCTCTCGCCGAACGATCCCCGGATTTCCGTCACGCCGTTCAGCACGAGCCGCCCGCGCATCCGGGCCGAGGTGCTGGAATTGACCTTGTAGAGCAATGTCGCGCCGAAGAGGTAGGTGCCGTCGACGGGTGCGGTGAAGAGGCCGGTCCCGGCACCGAACGCGCCCTGATCGTTGTAATCAGTGTTGTTGAGGCCGATCCTGGTCCAGGTTCCGACACCGACATAATTGTCGAAGTCGGTATAGGCCTTGAAGCGCGGTAGCCGGGGCTGGTCGACGATGCCGCTCGTGTTGTCGACGCTCAGCCCGTCGAAGAAGGTGCTGCCGTCGGGCGAGACGGCGAGGCGGAACTTGTCCGACCCGAACAGCCCCAGCAGCGCCTTTGTCACGAAGCTGCTCTGCAGGGTCAGACCGAGATCGTCGCTCGCGGCCTCCTTGTTCATGGTGTAGAACAGATCGCCGGTGCCACCTTCGGCTGCGGTCTTCGCGGTCCAGAGTGCAGCGTTCAGCTTAGCCGAGAACGGGTTGGCGGCGTCGGCGGTGGTGCCCAGCCCGAGCAATGTGAGGTTCTGCAAGGACGCAGGCGTGGTGCTGGTCCAGGCCGCCCCATCATAGAAAAGCAGCAGGCCTTCGTCTTCCACCCATGTGCGCCAGCCGGTCCGGGGTGGCAGGCGCAGCCAGGTGCCGTCGGTCCAGAGGGCGACATTCAGGTCCCAGCCCGCCCAGTCGCCCGCGCCGCCGCTGGCGACGATGTAGCGGTCGCCGTCTGCTGGAGAACCGGGCGGCGCGGTCAGATCCCGGTCGAGGACGGACAGTTGAACGAGCCCGTCGAGCAGCCGCAGCGCCTCGTTGTGGGTGATATGCTTCTGGGCTTGCGCCGCCAGGATATAGGGCAGAGCCAGATTGGTCGTGGCGTCGGACATGGTGGTCCTTTCAGAATATCAGTGTGACGGTCTTGGCCGCGCCCCGCCCGATCAGGGCGGAGAGCTGGTAGATGCGGATGTCGAGCGTGTCACCGGGCCCGAGCAGCGCGCCCCAATCGGCGGTCTGATGGGCGGCGGTATAGATTGCGCTGGTCGTCGTGGTGCTCAGCGCGCGTTTCACCGTTCCGCCGTTGCGGATTTCCACCTCGTAGGCCTCGGTCTCTTCGGCGAGCGGCGCGTCGACCGCGCCCCAATTGTCGGCGGCGAGTGATCGCGACCGGCGCGTCCAGCGGATCGTCAGATCGCCGGGGATGCGCGCTGTCCGCCACGGCTGTTCGACATGCGCCACTGAGAAGGGTCGCAGCCCAGCGCCTTCGGGCGTGAAGGGAATGGCGACATAGGTCTCGTCACTAACCGGGTGCTGTGCCGGGCCGATGCGCCAGTTCCATGGGAGACCGAGATCGGCTTCGGCGATGGGAAGTGAGGCCAGCGTTGTATCCAGCACAACCACGCGCGCGCCGGTCGGCACGAGGCTGGCGACCGCATTTTCCGTCCCGCGCTGGCCACGCAAAAGCCGGGTCAGGCGATAGCGCCCCGGCGCGATCAGCTCGGCATTGCCTGCCTGGATGATCTCCCATTGCCCAGCGCCGGTCTCTATGGCCAGCGCATTGGCCCCACCCAGCAGCGTGATATCCGTGACGCTTTCGAGTGTCCCCGTGAACAGGTCGATTTCCAGCGCATTGCCGAGATCGAAGCGAGAGACCGGCCCGGCGTAGAAGTCTGCCGTCAGCACGCCCATGCGCGCCCGCGTGCCAAATGTGGACAGCAGCTCAAAACCATCCGTCGCGGCGCTGCGATAGACGGCGATTTCGCCGGGCCACGGCCTGGCATGGGCCGCGATCAGCGGACGATGGGCAGGTTGATCCTCGCGCAGCTGCGGCAGGTCCAGCAGAAGCACATCGGGCGTGCCGAAGACGGTGGGCGTCGAGAGCGAGGCCGGGCGGGACTCTCCAGGCGGCAGATCGTAGACGGTCCTGTCCTGGCGCACCGCATCGACGCTGCGCAGGTCCGAGTCCGCGATCGACACCAGGCGCATCTCGGTCAAGCGATCATCGTGATCGAGCAGGATCACGTCACCCGGATCCAGCGCCAGCTTTGAGGGTGGCAGACGGAACACTGCACTTTCCCGCCCGACCCAAGCCTCCATCAGCGCCCGACGGCAGCGACGTTCGGCTTCCTCTGGTGGCACGGCCATCGGGAACGCCTCGGAGGCAATGCGCGTGGTGTCCACGGTGATGCGTCGGGCCTCGACCTGCGCGGCGTCATAATCCTCATCCGCCCGCGCGACCTGCCATTTGAGCGCCTGCGGGAGTTCGGTTTCCTGCGCCCGGGTCAGTTCCATGACGTCGCCCTGCGCGGAGGCCGGGGCAACCATCCCGTCAGGCGTGACCGTGGCGATGGCGATCTGGCCGCGCATGACAAAGCTGATGCGGCCTTCGGTCTCGATGGCGTCGAATCCGAAGTGGCGGGCCAGTGCCGAGATCGAGGCCCGCGGGGCTTCCAGCGCAGAAATCACATAGCCTTCGACGGCACCCCAGAGACCAGAGACGTCTATCCGCTCTTCCGGCATCCCGGCGCACAGGCACAGATGCCGCACGAGGGCAGCGAGAGACACAGCCCCAAGCCGTCCTGTCAGCCAGTGCCCGAGCCGCCAGTTTGCGCCGTCGGTCCAGACATCGGTGAGCGCGGGAAAGAACGGATAGGGCCGCGCATCCCAGGTCCAGGCGGCACATTCCGGAACGTGGACCATGCGCGCGCCGGTCACCGCCGAGATCGGGTTATTGGCCGGGTCCGCCCAGAACAGATTGGTCGCTTCGAGATAGGCCCGCTGGATCGCGTCGTCGCGCCAGCCGCGCGAGAAGTGGGGCGTGAAGCTCTCCGACGACTTCGGGTCGAAGAACACGTTGGGCTGGTTGGTGCCGCGATCGACGGCCGGGCAGCCAAGTTCGGTGAAGCGGATGGGTTTCGATTGCGGCACCCATGCCGTGGGCGTTCCGCTCTCCACCCCGCCTGGCCGGTTGTAGTGCGGGTTCGACCACCAGTCGCGCAGATCCTTGTAGCGGAAGACCCAGGGTTTGCTCGTCGGATACTCAGTTCTAAAATACCAAAATGCGTCGTGCGGCATTTGCTGGACGGCGTCGCGTTTAGAACGTATCCTCAGATTATGCGGCAACAACCTTCTTCACCAACAACGCGCTATGAGGTCGTCAGTCGTCCTTCACCGAGTGATGGATATCCTCAACGCATTGAGATTTGGGATGCGGTCGAGCGCTTGGGAAGCGCAACACGGTGGGAGTGTCTAAGGGAACTTCAGCGCGTGGGTCATTCCCGGCCGCGGGGCGCACCTGTTGACGAAGACTATTGTCGAATTGAATTAACCAGCATGACCAGGTGTGGTTGGCTGCGGCGGATCGTTGATTAGGCGGCCAGATCGCGGAACGCCTGCACCGCCGGATAGGTGGCCGCCCCCGAGCGGATGGTCGTCAGCCCCGGCATCTCGGTGCCGATCAGGAAGGCATCAACGCCTCCCGCCGCCGCGCAGAGGTGGGCGTAGTGCAGCACCATCCGCCGCAAGCCCCAGTCGCCGACCGGGCCGGTCCAGCTGACGGTTTCGCCGGAAACGCTGAAGCTGGCAGGTGTCGCAGTGCCGAACAGGGCTGAAACCTGCGCAGCGGCCGTGGCGGTCTTGTCCGCGGTCCCGGCATAACCGGCCGCAGGAGAACAGGTGATCCGGCCGCGCCATGGGAATGTCGGCTGGCCCACGGTCGTGCCATTCTCGGAGTACGGGTTCGGCAGCATGTTACCGGGCGGCACATCCATCAGGATGAACGGATAGAAGGTGACGCGCAGGCCGCGCGCCTTCATCTCCCTGATCGCCTGCACCACGGCGAAATCCGCCGGGGTACCGCCATAGACGGGACGACCCTCTGCGTCGCGGCTGACCAGAAATGCATCGGCGCGACCGACGCCGTTCACCGACCAGGACGCGGGCGTCGTGGCCTTGGCAGCCACCTCGACGCCGGGGCGGACCTTGCAACTGCCCGCCCGCAGATCATCGCCAAACCACGCTGCAACGAGGCTGATGCTTTCCACCGCCGGGGCCATCGCCCGCAGCCGGTCGAGCGCCACAACGATGTCGGCCGTGTCTGAAATGGCGTTCAGGTTCTCGGCACTGGTAGCGCCGCCCGGGCCGGTTGATTTCTTCACCGGCGCGGTCGCGTAGCTGAACTCGCCCGAGGCCGGGATCATTGTCACTGCCTTGACCAACCCTTCGGCGGTGTCCGGGTCGGCCAGCGGCCGGAACACCTCGAAGCTGATCTGCGGCAGGCGATTGCCGAACAGACTGAGGTCGAGCTCTTCGAACACCACATAGGCGGTGCCGCGGTATGCAGGCGTGTTGGCCCCGCCCATCCTGGCCGACATGAACGGGTCCGGGCCCTGCGCTTCGTCGCCGGGATACCAGCGCCAGGTGACGCCGGTCATATCCATGGCCTTGCCGTCGGCCCAGATGCGGCCAATGCCGGTGATCTCGCCCTCGCAGAGAGCGACTGCGAAGGAGGCATAGTAAAGATACTCGGTCGTCTTGACCTTGGGCCCGCCACCCTTGCCGCCGCCCTGGCTGGTGGTCTTGGTTTCCTCGCGAAAGTCCGTGGCCCAGATGATGTTGCCGCCGATGCGCATGCGGCCAAAGAGGCGCGGGATCACGGCCCCTTCGGTCGCCGAGGTGATGCGCAAGCCGTCGAGCCGCGCGCCCTCGATGCGTTGTGCCGGGGCGAGGGACGATACGATCCAATTGTCGACCAGCGACCCCACGCTCGATCCGACAAAGCCGCCGATGGTGACGGCGCTTACGCCAAGCAGTCCGCCGCCGATGGACCCACCGATCGCGGATCCAACCGCGCCGAGTACAAGCGTTGCCATGTGAGAACTTTCAGATGCGGCCCGAGGGCGGAAACAGGAAGGCGAAAGCAACGCGCCGCCGCCAGGCCGGGGTCAGAATTTCCTCGACGACGCCAAGCCGCTCATAGGAATGGATGAAACTGTCAGGCCCCGTCAGGATCCCGACATGCTTGGCAATGGCGCGCGGGCTCATGCGGAACAGGACCAGCGCGCCGGGACCGGCTGAAGCCAGTTCCACTTCGATCATCATGCGCCCTGCGCCCTCGGCGAGAACCTCGCGGGGCCCGGTCTGCCCTGCCGGGCCTTGTCTGCCTTCAATCGCTCCACCGGAGCGATTGATCCCTTCGGGACCGGCTACCAAGCCCCAATCACGACTATAGGGCGGGATCGGAAACGGCTCGGGGCCAACCACCTCGCGCCAGACCCCACGCGCTAACCCGAGGCAATCGCATCCGACGCCGCGCAGGCTCGCCTGAGCATGATAGGGCGTGCCGAGCCAGCTGCGGGCGGTGGTGATGACCGAGGCGGGATCAGCGGTGGCTCTTGTGCATCGTGAGACGATGCACTGCCGCCCGTCGCTTCCGTTGGAAACGACGTTCATCACAGCACGCCGCCGTCATGGCTACCGTCCTGGCTGGCGTAGCGCAGCACCGCATCCTGCCCGGGGATATGCGGGAAGCCTCTGAAGTTCGCGGTGTTGGTGAACTTCGCGGCGCAGGTGGCGATGCGCTTGTCGCAGCCAGCCCGCGCGGTGAAGGCGTCGCCCTCGGCGATGGATCGCACCGGCGCTTCCAGCAGGGTAAGCGTTGCGATGCCGTCTGCCAGATCATGAGCCAGCACCTCGGTGATCCGCCCGGCATTGGCACCGCTGGTCCATGTGATCGTGCCGGAGGTGAACCAGCCCGCAGCGAACCCGGCGAGGCCCGAGGCCAGGAACGCCCGGTCGCGGAGCAGGTCCGTGATTACGCCGATGCCCTTGTAGGCCACGTCGTCGAGATCGATCCCGCAGCGTGCATCGCCCAGCGCCGCGTCACAGCCCGCCTGAAACGTCCGCCCGACTGTCTGGCCCAGCACATGCGCCAGCGACCGGACTTCGGCCACGAAGGCCATCCGTCCGCGCCGGATTTGCCCCACCGCACCGCGCCGCATCAGCACCCGCTGGTCGGGGTCGGCCCAGTTCACCCGCCAAAGCTCGACGTCGGCATTGTCCCAGCGCCCGTCGAGGATGTCGGTCTCGGTGATCCGGTCCGAGGTGAGCACGCCGGTGGCATCCTGTGCGTCGACGGCCAGATCGGAGCCGGAGCGGATTTCCGAGGCGGCGAACCCGCTTTCCGGCTCAAAACCGGTGCCATCGAAGGTCAGAACCCGATCATGGTCGGTGAAGCCCAGCGCCACGCCGTCCGCGCGCAAAATCCGCCAGCACCAGGACAGGCTGGTGATGCCGTCATCAAGATGCGCTTGCAGCGCCGGAGACAGGGATTTCATGTGGACGCTCCCGTTGGCGGCGCTGCGTGCCAGTCCAGGGTCACGCCCGTGTCGACCCGCAGGCAAAACCCGACGCCCCGGCAGGTCTCGATCCGCAGGCCCGGGACCTCGGGATCTCCCAGTTTCTGGCGAAGCCTGCAGAGGCGCACGTTCACGATGCTGACGTCAGGCCAGTCGTCATAGGGTCTGATCTGGTACATCGCGAACATCAGGGCTTCCTGCGTCACGGGCCTGCCCCGGTGCCGGTCGAGGTGATAGAGCAGGCGGGCCTCCAGACGCGTCAGGATGAGGCCGGGCAGGGGCGTGAGGCTCATTTCCGGAAGCTGGTGGGTCAGCCCGTCCAGCAGCCCCAGAAGATGGTCCACCGCCGCGATCGGCTTCATGTCCTGAATGGCCTCACGGTAGTCATCGGGGTCAAGAATGGCGATATCGTCTGTCTCCACGGGCGGCTGCGGTATGTCCTGCTGGCTGCTCCGGGCGCGGTGCTGTTGAAACCGGACACCGCTGCTCTTTGCAAAGCGTTGAACCGTGGCCCGGGAGATGCCGAGGGCCTCGGCCGTGCGGGTCCTGCTGAAGCCCGCCTCCGCCATCTGCCGCATTCGGGCGCGCTGTCTGATGCGGTTGATGTCGTTGCCGGTGTGCAGCGGGCCGGGCGTTTGATCTGACATGGCGGCCGTTTCCTATGACAGAGCCAGAATGGCGCCAGCCGTCGTTCCGGTGGCGAGCACCCGTCTGGTCCGGATCGGCACAATGCCGTGGGCTTCGACAAAGGTGACGGTCTCGAAGCTGTAGGTGATCAGCGTCACGTCCCCGGTGACCCCGACATAGAGCGCAGAGCTGATATGGCTGAGATCCGCGGTGTCATCGGGGGTGACCGTCGAGGCGCGGGTGGCGGGCCCGAAAATCGGGGAGAACTCCCCCGACCAGTTGTCGGCGATTGGCATGGATGCCTCCTTTAGAAGCGGTTGGGGATTTGCGGAAGGGAGCTGGTCCGGCAGTGCGGTCAGCGGCGGATTTCGATCAGCGGGATCGAGGTGATTGACCCGAGCCGCTCAAGGTCGAGGGTGACGTCGAGCGTGTCGGTGTCGAAGCGGACGGGCACGTCGAATTCGAAGCCTGCGCTAATCGCTATGCCAGCGCCTGGCGCGGTGTCGAAACTTACAACGCCGGTGGTGGTGTCGACGCTCCAGCCCGACATCTGCGCGACCCCGTCCAACGCGATGCGGACAGTGCCCGCGACCGGCTTTGCGATGGCGCGGGTCCAGGCCTGTGCACCGGAAGTGTAGTTCTTCAGCAATGGAAAACTGGCAGCGGCACCAGTGCCAATGCCGATCTGCTGGTCGGTCGCATCGATTGCCTGCGATGGCGCGCAGGATTTGTAATCGGCCCAGTCCTTGTAGCGAAACCCGTGCAGGCGACCGTTGCGGGCCTCGAAGAAAGCAACCACGGCTGCCAGATCATCGGCACGACGAATGCCATAGGCGATATCATAGCGGCGGCGACTGTTTGCCCAGCTGGCATTGCGTTCCTCGTCGCCACTCGCCAGCTCGACGATCTGGGTGCGCCGTTCAGGCCCGCCGCGCGCGCCGCGGCTGATGTTGTCGGGGAAGCGCACCTCATGAAACGCCATCACATGCCCCTGCGCCCAAGCGACACGGCCCGGGCGATGTCGGCCGCGACCTGTGTGCGGGATTGGCGGAAACTATCGGCGTCGCGGGCCACGATGGTCACGTTGACGGCGGGCGTGGAGGACTGACCTTGGCCATACCCAGCGGCCTCGCGACGGGAGAGGACGCGTTCGCCGCGTTGCAGGATCGCCGGAACCTCGTCAGGTTTCAGTCCGGCCCAGCCACCTGAATGCATACGTGGCGCACCTGCGAAGGCCATGGCAGGCACCATGCGGCCCGGGCCTGGTGATCCGACCGTGCCGCCCGCGTGCAGGATGTCTGCGAACACCTCGCCTGCGCGGCTCGCGCCGCCCGCACCACCCAGCGCGCCGGAGAGGGCATTGGTGATGGGGCCAAGGATGAACCGCCGGGCGGCCAGCTTGGCCAGATCGGCAATCATTGATGTGACCAGATCGCGGAAATCCAGTTTGCCGGATTTGACGAAGGTGGACACTGCGTTCTCAGCGCTCTGGAAGGCCCCGACCAATGTCTGGCCGATATCGCCTCCAATATCGCGGGCCTTGGCGGCGTAGTCGGCGAGCGACGCGGTGACGGCTGCCCATCCGGTTGCTGCTGTTTCAGCACCTGCAGCCGCTGCCGCACCGGCATTACGTGCGGCAACGCCCGCGCCATTTGCAGCGGTCGCTGTGTTGTTCAGCCCCACTGCCAGCGCATCGGCAGAATTCGTGGCATCCGCCAGCGCCGTCTCGGCCTCCACCCCACTGCCGGTCACGGCATCACGCAGCGCCTGCCAACTGGACAGTGGTCGGCCTGCGGCATCCGCCAGCATGCCCGCTGCCTCGCGATATCCCTCGGCGCGGCCGCGTGCATCTTCAGCCATTGTGCCAAGACCGAGGTCGGGTGGTTCCAGATAGCTGCGTGATAGGGCGGCGGAGAAAGCATCGGCTGCGGCCGCCCCTGCAGCCGTCGCGGCACCCTCGAAGGGGTTGCCGATCCGCGCCAGGTCTGCCGGATCCAGCGCGCCGATCCGCACGCCGCCCTCACCCGTTGCCCATTCCGGCAGCAGCGCCAGCGCCGCATTCAACCCGGTGATGAAAGTGTTGATGCGGGTGACGACGCCGTTCAGCATCGCTTCGACGCCCGAGATCAGCCCGTTCGCCGCCTGAAACGCAAAGTCACCGATGGCACCGGGCAGGCTGCCCCAGATCGCCACGGCTGCATCATAGGCCCCCTGGAAAATCGCCGCTGTCCGGTCGCCGAAGCTGACCACGCCCGCGATGGTGCCCTCGAGCGCCGAAAGCCCGGACGCCTTCAGGCTCTCCCAACCGGCCGACATGTTGGCAAAGGCGGCATCCAGCCCCAGCTGCATTCGGGACCACACCTCCTTCGCAAGATCGCCCAGCAGCTGGAACGCTTCACTGACGCCGCCGACCTTGGTCACCAATTGCGAGAATTGATAGACCAGCTCACCCGCACCGACGATCAGCGCGCCGATGCCGGTGCGGATCAGCGCACCGCGCAGGACAACCAGTGCCGTGGCGACTCCGCGCACGGACAAGGCCGCTGCCGCCATGCCCGCCACCCAGCGCCCGGCCATGATGCCTGCGAAGGTGGCCGCATAGGTGGTCAGCCGCCCGATGTTGTCAAAGAGCACTTTGATCGCGATGCCCACCGGCCCGGTGGCGCGCGCGACGCTGGCCAGCGCATTGGCCACGGCCTCCAACGCCGGGGCAGCCGCAACCGCCAGCTGGTTCGAGACGCCGCGCCAGATCAGCCCGAGCCGCGAAAGCGCATCATTGGTCCGCTCGATCTGGTCGGCGTCCTGCTCTGAGACAACAACCCCAAAGGCAAGCACGTCCTCGGTCGCCTGGCGCAGCGTTGCTGTGTCGATGCGCGACATGGCGATGGAGCCTTCCTCGCCGAACAGTTGACCCGCGACGGCGGCGCGTTCGGCGGCAGGCACGAAGCTTTCGATGGCGGCGTTGATCTCCCCGACACGCTGGTCCAGCGGCAAAGCGATCAGGTCAGACGCGGAAAGCCCGAGCCGGTCCAACGCATCTGCCGCGGGGCCAGTCCCGGCCGCCGCCTGGCTCAGCCGCCGCGTCAGATCCTTGGTCGCCTGTTCGATCCCGGACATCGACACGCCCGCCAGCTCGCCCGCGCACTCCAGCGTTTGGATCGAAGCCACGGTCGTCCCGAGCGATTGCGCCAGCTTGGCCTGCGCATCGACGGTCTGCAGCCCCGAGCGGATCATCGCGGCCCCGGCGGCGGCCAGTGCAGCCGTGGCGGCAGCGGCAGCCAGGGTGGCGCGACGGGCAAAGGCGGCGACACGTGCGTTGGCCAAGTCCATCTCGCGCGACAGACGTCCGAACCCGCGCGCCCCGGCCTCACCGACACCTTCCAGCTCGGCGCGCACCTGGCGACCGCCTTCCGCGACCAGGCGGACAGAGACCCTTTTCTCAGCCATCGCGGCTTCCTTCCATCTGTTCGTTGAGTTTGCGCACCATCACCGCCTCGATCTCGGGCAGCAGCTCAGCGGCGATCAGGGTGTCGATGCCGAGGGCTTGGGCCAAAGCGATGGCTGCCCCCATGTCCCAGCCCAGCACCGCGCCGGGGATCACGCGCAGCTGACCGCCAAGACGGCCGACGAGGTCCCAGACCTGCCAGCCGTCTTGCGTTTGGGGCTGGTTCAGTCTGGCCGGGCAGTCGGCGCAGTTGCGCTCGCGGCCCTCGTAGGGTTCGCAGGCCGTGCAATAGCTGTCGCCCCCGCCGAAGGACCACTCGGCGAGGGCGCGGAGGCGTTTTTTTTCCGCGTCCGACAGCAGACCGCGCGCGACGTATTGGGTCTGGAACGCCTCAAAGACCGGCCAGATTTCCAGAAGGGCGTCGATGCCGTCCGGTGATACGGGCGTGGGTTGGCCCATGGCATCCCCCACGCCTTCCCAATCCAGAACGGCGCGGCGGGCCACGGACTTGGCCATGACCAGCGCCAGCTCTTCCTGGCTGGCATCTTCGGGCAAGGCCTCGAGCGCAGCATCGGCGCGGGCCGACACCATCAGGGCGGTCGTCAGTGGGGCGACCTGCAGGCGCAGGCCAGGGGCAAGCTCCAGCCATTCAGGTGCGGCGGTCAGGTTCAGTCGGATCATCAGTATACCTCGATATCGTTGATCAGGGTTGCGGTGCACATGCGGGCGTGGCTGGCAGCTTTGGCGGCTTGCCAGTCGAAGGTCGCCTGCACGCCCTGCGGCCCGGAAATCTCTATCCGGGGGCGCGGCAGATAGACGGCGTGAACGGTGAAGGTGAAACTCTCGCCCGATGGCAGGACATAGGAGAAGCTGATCTCGCAGGGGTCGCCGTTGATCGCCTGGGCCACCAGCGTGCTGTCGGCGAAGCGGACCTCGATCCGGCCGGTCAGCGCCGCGATGGACGGGTCTGCCCCGTCGATCTTGCCGTCCGAGCGGATGGTTTCGATCCGGTCGAGGTTGTTGGCATAGGTGATCTCGGCCGAAACCACATTGCCCAGCGCAGAGCCATTCCGGCTGATCGCGCCGTTGAAATGACCGAAGCGCTGCAGGGCCAGCTCGGCAGGCGAGCCCGCGCCGCTCAATGTGGCGATGGTCTCGCCCTGCGCCACCAGCCGGGCGGTGGCGGTAAGCAGGCCCGGGCGTTGCACCTGCCAGGAGAGCTGATCCAGAACACAGCCGGAATACATCGCGAAGCGCGGCACCTCAGGCATGCCCGTTTCTATCGACATGCTGGGTAGCACCCATGATCCGGACTGGAACTCATGGGTCCAGGGTGCCGCAGCGCCCGCGGTCGTGGGATCGCCGAAGGCTGCCTTGAGCCAAAACCCGAAAGCCTCAGCATCGATCGGCACCACCACGTCGCCATCCGCCGTCACCGCATCCTTGATCGGGGCCAGAGGATCGCGGCCATAGCCCAGCAGCTCGCTGTTCAGCAGCGGCTGCTCCGATCCCAGCGAGGTGCTGGCAAAGGGCATTTTGGTGAAGCCACTGACCGGCGGGGTTCCATAGGTCGTCTCGAACGCAAGCGCCATTTGCGCCCGCGCCCCTTGGGCTCGTGCCATGTTCGTCTCCTAAATGTCGGGGTGTCAGGCCAGGGGGCCGGTGGTGGTGTAGTGCAAAACGACGGTGATCACCGCCGCCTTTAGCGCCGCCGCGCCCTCAACTGGCAGATCGACGGAAGCGGGTGCTTCGGGTTCAACCCAGTCACATAGGCCGCCCAGAGTGCGGTCGGCTTCCAACGCGGTGCCGATGCTGGCAATCAGGCTGTCGAAGACGCTGGCACGGCCGATTCCAGCCTGGACAACGACCTCAAGCTCGGCGCGGTGCTGGTAGTGATAGCGCAGGGGCGACAAAATCACCTCTGGCTCGCCCGGTTGGCCGTCGCGCAGGATGATCAGTCCGGCTGCTAGGATCCGCTCGGGCAGGACCTCATCACGTAGAACAAGTGCGGCGAGCGGCTGCAGCCGCGCATGCAGCGCGGCTAGGACGGTTTCGCGATGGGTGGGCATTTTGGCTCAGTTTGTTTTTCTTCAACGCGGCAGTAGCTTCGAGACAAATTCAGAACGGGAAAGCTCGAACGCAGCATTCGACGGGATGGGCGGAAGCTGCCCTTCGCGGCGCCTTGGTCGAACTGGTACAATGCGGACAAAGCCGTCGGTCGTCTCTGTTTTCTTCAAGACCTCGCGAGTGCGAGGTGGCATAGTGAGAGCACATGGGTGGGGAGCAACATCGTGGCGCACAAGAGAAAACTGATTTCGAATGGTAATCCGATGGAGGCGATAGTCGGTTTCAGCCGAGCGGTACGAGTCGGGAATTTTATCGCGGTCGGTGGTACCGCACCTGTCGGTCCGGATGGTAAGACAGTCGGCGTCGGCGATGTCTTCCTCCAGACCAAGCAATGCTTTGAAATCATCAAGGCTGCGCTGGAGCAGGCCGGTTCCGGGCTGCACGATATCGTTCGGACGCGGGTGATCCTTACCGACATCGAGAACTGGAAGCAGGCGATCGAAGCGCGGAAGCTTTACTGCCTCGAGGCTCGCCCCGTCGACACAATCATGGCGATCCACCGTTTCGTAAACCCAGAATGGTTGGTTGAAATCGAGGTTGATGCAGTCACAGCCGAATAAGCCTCAAGTTGCTTAGGCTCAGGACTCATAGCCAAAAGATCACGGTTGCGGCGAGAGCAATGGCCGAGAGGAAGACCTTGGGACTTCTGTCATAGCGCGTGGCGACGCGCCTCCAGTCTTTCAAGCGTCCGAACATGATC